ATTATTAATCTGCTCCACTTCTCTTTTTTCAATTTGATTCTTTCTTCGTATGATAAATGATTTTCCTGCATAAAAATAGAATGAATATGTTAAAATTAATGTTATTAGTATTGCTATCATAATTTACTTTTTTCAATTAAATAATTTTGCAAAGCATCAAGTATTGCAATTTGTTCTTCAATAGTTGCAGATGAATTTCTAATGGATTCTAATACTAAATCCCATGTGTCTTTTTGTGTCATTTTTGTTTTGTTTAGGTTTAAAAAATAAGATTGTAAATAACGTTTCCGAAGATACCGATTGCAGCAATAATAATCAAAATTATTGTTGCTTTTGTGTTGGAGTAAGATTCCTGTTCGTAGATTTCTTGAAGTGTTTTGTTTTTCATTTTGTTTAGTTTTAATTGTTTAGATTTCAAAGATATATACTTTAGTATTCTAAAACAAATATTTTAGAACTTTTTTTTAAAAATATTTTTAATCTCGGCTGAAAGTCAATAGAATCAATAGTTATTATAAAAAAAAATATATATTAAATAGGGCAAAAAAAGGACCAAAGTAGAAACTTCGGTCCGTAATCACTAAACAAAACTAAAACATGAAAACCTAATCTTCAGTATCTTCTTCAAATAATTCATCATGCATCTCATTAATGCAATCATCTATTATTCGCAATGATTTTCGCATGATCCTTTTAATTCTTTTTGCATCTTCTTTAGTCATGATTCCTGTATCTAATCCTTCAACTGAACTGATAGCATAAAAAGCACAACTTATATAGTCGGTCCTGGTTGTATATTCTACATCCAATATCTCGCTACTTTCTTCAGTTTCTTCTTCTTTCTTTTGTTGATTAAGTAACTCCTGCTGTACGATTAATTCTTCTAATTCAGACATCAGTTAGTATTTTTAAGGATTGATAAATCAGGTCTATCTTCATCAACTCTCCTGCCCATTTGTTGAGCATTTATTCTCATTGAATTTTGCCTACGGTAGAACTTGCATAAAGATTCCAAAATAGCAATTCTTTCACTCATTGGATATATAGCTAATAAGCTATCAATAATTTTTTTCATTTAGTTTTATTTATCTGTTTTTGTATGATATTTATTACAAGTTTTACACTGGTATTGAATCTTCTTTAAACCACTTGAAAGAACTCTCCTATTTGTAATCTTTATTTCATCACTACCACATTCCGGACAAGTTCCCCTATCTCCACCAAAGATAACTCCATAATGAGTTTTTGCAGGTATATGTACAGATAATTCTTTAAACACTTTTTCCAACAGAATCACATCTTTTTGACAGTATTTAATCATCTTATCCATAGCTGCCTTATCCTTATTCAAAAGAATATCCTTCCATAAGCTGAACTCTGTCTTTATCTTTTCGCCCATTCCCAAGAATTGAGCAATATAGTTTAACCGATTTGAATTGAATTTGAACTTTGAACGGCTTATTTTTAAAGTATCTATTGTTGTATAATTAGGAAACATTGGTATCCTATGAAATAAGCATCTTGTTCTTATCCAGGTTAAGTCAAATTTATCTCCATTATGCCCTACTAATTCATCTGCTTCATTGGCTATCTCTACAAACTTAATAAGCATTTTCTTATCACATTGCTTTGAATCCCAATGTAAAAAACCTACTTCTTTTGCATCTTCCCACTTGTAACAAATACAAATGATAGCTCTTTCCTTTATGATGTTTGAGTAATCAATATTCTTTTTATATCCTGCTTCCCAAAATAAACCAATATTAGGAGCTGTTTCAATGTCAAAGAATAGTCGTTTTCTGTTAGTCCGGACTTGTTTTAAGGTCATATTTTAAAGTATAGGTTTGCTTCATCTTTTCTTCTGTTTACTAATCCCTTCACTTGCTTACCACCTGCTGTAATATACTTTGTTTCAAACCATGTCCTTATCTCTTTATCACTCGCTTTCTTATTAATCAAATTAAATAAAGTATCTGATCCACCTGTATTCCATGTATAAGAAACTAAAGCGTCAAATTGATTCTGCGTTAAAGATACAGTTATTTTTTTATTCACAATATTTTCAAACTTCGGAAGCAAGTTAATAAGTAAAGATTCAGCTCTTTTTTGTGTTATTTTATCTCCTGGTTTTACCTTCGTTCCATCTTCATAGAAGGTATTACCGTATCCTATCGTATCGTGTCCTGCACTACATTTATAGCTTTCAAGCTTACAACCTTCCCACTTCTTAATTAAGTTTATGCAGTTTATACTTGACAACATAGATAATAGTTAAAATTAAAAATAAAAAAAGCCAAAAAGATATCTTAAGAAATACCTTATATTTTGTTTCAAATTCTGTAGCTGAACGTATAGCTGAATCTCGTTCAACAGTAATACTAAAGATTTTAGCATTGTCTATTTTTATAATGGTGTCATGAATAGCAGGTAATTTATTTATTACCTGTCTGTATTTAGTTACTATCTTTTGACAATCAGTGAACAAGGAATACTTGACAACTGTGTCAAACTTTATTAAGGTGTCTATTTTAAGCTGATTTAAGCTATCTATTTCATTTAGCCATGCTTTGTATTGGCTTGAATCAGAAACGGCTTTAATTGGTTCGCATGGATACCACAAAGCAGATTTCTTTGCAGTCAGTTTTGGATAAATTTCCTGTGCTTTATTTAATTGCCTATTCGCCTTCTGCTCGGAGTAGCAAGAACATACAAATAAGCAAAAAACTAATAAATAGTATTTCATACATTATCTTCCCTGACCTTTATAAAGTTTTGGTTTTGGACTATGTTTATTATAGGACTTCTTTGCACTTCCTTTTTTTCTCTTACCAAAAGAAACTTTAATTGGTGCAGAACCTTTTGCTTTAGCCATTTTTTATTATATTTGCTTACTCGTATTGAGTAGATGTATCTATACGGAGCAGGTTTTTACTTGCTCCTTTTTTATTTTCCGGTAACATCATGATCCTTTGATAAGAATCCAAGTGCAGCTAATGAACCTGCAAATATCAATTTACCGATTGAAGCTCCGTCTAAATGGTATCCAGTACCTTCAACGATTGGCTGAATGGCTACTATTACAGCTAATAACAATCCGATTAAACTTGTTTTGTAACTTTTCATTTTTTTATATATTTTTTGATGAACTTAATTACTCCAGGTAAATTGTTTATGATAGTGGTTAAACTTGCTGCAATAGCAAAAAAACCTATTATTTCAGATGAAGTCAAGATAGTAACTATTGACAATCCCCAAACTGAAATTAAATCTAAATGCTTCATTAATTGTAATTTAAAAATTGAATGATATCAGGAATCTCGCAATCTATAACTTCAAATATTTCAGGATGTTCAATTATACATGGATGTTCTTCCAATGGCTTATCCCAACCTTCAGTAATTACTATTGTATATATGCTTAAATCTTTTTGTCTTATGTGTATCATATTCTTATTATTGTGCGAAATATTGAACTATTATATAAGCATATTGATATGCTGATGAATTTCTGTTTATTATTAATTCATATCCTGTACCTGCTGCATTTACTCTTAATCCTGCAAATCCGGGTGTTAATGTAGTTGGAGTTGCTAATGTTTTAGCTCCTGATAAAGCACCACTTCCATAAACAATTACATTCGTTGCTGCTACGTTTGTAGGAACTAATGGAGTAGGACAATCAGTTGGTAAAGTTAATAATACTTGTGTCAAAGCAGCACCTGCTGAAGCATAATCTAAATTGATTCTTAAAAATACTATCTTACCTATTTGCGACCATTGATAAGTATGGTTTGTACTTCCTGAAGGAGCAGTCGTTCCGGTCCATGTTATAGTTCCTGTATAAGCTTTTTGTGTTGAATCTTTGAAAGTTTGAGCAGTTCCATTACCATTTGAAGCTGTGTTATTTGCTAAAAATGTATATGAACTTAAGTATTTTTGTGTGTATTTTGAAAGCATTGAAGTAGTATCTGCATTCCTTAAATAAGGAGATAACATAGAAGCAGTATCGGACCTTCTTAAATATTTTGAAAGCATTGAAGTAGTATCTGAACTTCTCATGTATTTACTTAACATAGCAGTTGTATCTGCTTTTCTTAAGTAAGGTAAAAC